GTCGCATCACTTAAAGTTAAAATATATTCCTTGCCATCATTATCAGCAGCAGCCGGCAATCCAAGAGTCCATGTGCCTCCTGATGTATCACCATAAATAACATCATCCGCAGCCGTTGCCGTATATGTCGTTGTTTTTGTGACTGTTGTTAAATTGCCTGGAACAAGTGAGCTTTCTGTGCCGGCATCGTTTAGCCAATATGGATTGCCATCAGTCTTAAAATAAAGGAAGTTCTTGCCTGTTGCTGGGCTGTTTGTCGGTGTGGCGCTCAGCTCAGTAAACTGGATTCTGTCAGCAATAAGATTCTTCGCCGCATAAACGCCAACTGAAACCATAAAGAATAAAAGAAGTGATACAAATATGTTCCTCATGCTAGCGCTCCCCTTAAGACATGAATTTCCATAGTGCTAGCTGTAAGCTGATCTAAATTAGCACCAGTTCCAACAACACTCACTCTAATACTAGTTGTAGCAGTGAAGTCAGTCATTTCCATAATTGAAAAAGGCTCATTGACTGTGGATGTGTTTATAGATGTAGCCGCCGCATATCTTTCAAGCTCACCAGCAATGCCCAATGAGACAGTGATGTTTGTCATGCCTGTAGCTGTCCAATTAGATCCATTGCAAAATACAATGCCCTGAATCATGCCCTTTGCTGGGCTTGAATAAAGCTCGATGTCTGCCGACGTAGTGGCCGTGGAAAAGCTCGCAGAGGATATAGTGTAAGCTTGCCATGATGGAACATTGCCGGAGCCACCAACAGCGTGTATGTTGCGCCAACGATATGTACTAGAGCCAAGATCATAAGCATTATCAGCAGCGGCAGCGGCAGATGCATCAACCGGCAATAAGTGCCCTCTGAACACATCAAAATTGTTATTTACATCAGCCGACTTGATCAGTGTCTTGGCTGTGAACGTGTTCCACGTCGTTATTGTATCCGAACTAGGCATTATGTCTCCCTAAGTGTCCATCTGCATTCATACTTATCTAAATCAATTTCCATGGAGATAACCCTCATTTCCTCATCACTTAACTTTATCGCATCTCCATTGAAATCATCAAATATAAGATCATTTACCGTGTTACTAGTCGAGGACGCCCAGTCCCTTAAATCCCACAAACTATCCTGATTTATAGGTGAGGTGTCATAAGTTACACTTACAACGTCTAATAAATCGACATGCGGGATAAAGGATGTGTTAAATTCAATCTCACGTTTAGCAGATGAATAATCATTGAACACTTGGGTCGCTATATCATCTGCCACAGTGGCCGTTGGAATCCAGTTGTTGTCTATTCTGAATGTCCGCTCACCAAGATTCCATGCGTTGTTCGCACCGTCTACAGTCATTGTTGATTCAACGATATGGTAACTAGTATTAGTGTCTGCCTCATCATATTTAACCAAGACTCTGGAATAGTATTTAGAGCGCTTAAAGCCATATTTTGAGATGTTCTTCATAGTTCGGCCATAAACTCTATCATTTGAGCCCTCACCATGAAATTCATAAGAAGCTGTGGTGTTAAAATCACGGTTTACAAACTTAAACTGACCATCCCTTGTGATTAAGGGCACATGATTTTCGGCTTCAGCAAGCTTTGTCATGATTGACCATACATTCTTAGCTCTGACCTCATCTGCTGTGTTTGTATCCATTTGCGAATAAATGACACTTGTTGATGTAAAGGACCAGTTAGTAGTCGTATCCCCAAAGAAGGGTCTAAATATATAATCCCCTCCAACAGTATGGTCTCTAACAATTTGAACAAACTTAGCCGCTGTCATTGATGTATCAAAGCCGGTCAAGTTTCTTGCAGAATACTCTCTGAAAACCTCTGTCAACGGCTTGGCCTTTAGTGCCACTATGTTCTTATCGCTTTGGGTGATATCCCCTGTCAGAACACCAACAAAGATAGTATTAGTGGCATCCCAGTCATTTACATCATACCAAGACTGGTCCCAATACGAATTATGTGGATATTCCCTGTTCTGCCAAATTCCATCATCGCCCTGAACGTCTTTTCTAAATCCAGCCTCTACTCTTACAAGGCTTCTGTTTCTTGAGGCGTAACCGAACCAATAACTATTTTTGTCATCCTCATCATTGAATCGACCCTCATCATTAGCCACTTTAAGAGATAGGGTTGGCAATCTAAACTCTGAAAATCTAGCTGCATCAATTTCATATTTTAGTTTGCCAAAACTCATCACATCTCTTGTGATCTCAAGCCAGTCATCCTCAAATAAGCCACTAACAGCAAGTCTGCGCTTAATAAATACTCTAGTAAAAACCTTAGATGCACCGGCTTTAATTAGAGAATTTAATACTGCTTCTACTTCTGTTGAAAGGGTTATGCTCATTTAGTGATTTCCCTTAAGTTAATTGTCCCACTAAATCCAGTGGCAACGGCATCATCTGAATATGTAAAGAAGTCAAATTTGCCAGGCCATACAACCTCATATAAGACCTCATCCCAGCTGGCCATAGTAGCAAAGCCAACAAAGATAAAGTCATCAGCATCATTCCAAAGGTCATAAAGATTATTTCTAAATGATTCAGAAATGTATTTAAGTTTAATAGAACCTCTGAATTTATTAGTCGTTCGTTGAATCCTGCGCCCGCCGTCTGCCATCTTATGCTCAACCTCATCAGGCACTATGGTTGGCTTATAACCCTTAGATGATGGTATTTTGTCAAAATCATATAGCTTGCTTGATAGCACAACCATGCCAACTGCCTTTTCAGAGTTAGCAATCTGGGTGCTTAGAATGTCAAACGTGACTGATGTGCAATTGACTGTTGTAGCGGCCATGTAAAGACTGGTTTCACTATTATTAGAAAAGTCACTTGTGATAGTCGAGCCAGTGGAGGTAAGAGCAAATGTGTTGGCTGTGGTGCCATCATAAAAGACAGTGAAGTCCTTCCAGTTTGTTTCTAACAGGGCAATGCGGTCAATAGATGTAGTTTGATCAAAATTAATGGTGATGGATGCTGTAGTGGCATCATCATTATAGCCGCTTGTGTAGTATTGCATTTTCTGGTCGCGAGTGAAAATGTTCTCTTGAGTGAGCGTTCCAGAGGCAATGTCTAATTGAGTTGTTGTGTCTAATTGGTTTTTATAAAGTATCTCCATTAAATCACATCCTCATCAAATGATATGCTTTCATTGTTTTGTCTAAGGGTCAAAAGCTCCCTGTCTATAACTATGGCAAATTGCCTAGCTTGTTCCTCATCGCCTAGCACTGGGCCATTAAATATAAAGGTATTGCCTCCGCCAACGCCCCCTGCATCAGGATCAAAATCATCAGGCAAAGGAATAACGGCCTCTGATCTGCCTCCCTCACCGATTGTTGCCTGAATCCCACCAGGAGTTGATGGAACAATACCACCCTCTGCCAGAGGAATGCCTGCTATTTTGCCGGCTTGAACTGCCATCGCAGCTCCAACGGCAGTAGCCGCTGCGAAGTTAAATGGCGGAGGAAACGCCTTTAATGCTTCTGATATTGCAATTGGAGTATTGATGGCAATTCGAGTTACACCGGCTGCTTTGGCAATAGAGTTTAATGCAGCACTATTTGATGAGGACAATCCCTGAATGACCCCTAGTGTGTTTGATTGAGCGGCTATCTCAGCTTTTCTTTTGGCATCCTTAAAAGCTTGTAGTTTGTTTTCCCTGTCTTTATCTAATAAAGCTTGCTTATCCTTTAAAAGCTTCATTTTATTGGCGTGATTTGTTTCTGAAGCCAAAGCCTTATTGAGGGCATTTATTTTGAGTTGAAGCTTCTGATCTTCATTGGCTGTGAGCATTTCAGTCTCAGCCATGAAGGCCTCTTGATCACGCGCCACCTTTTCTTCTAATGCTGTGGCAGCTCCCTCGGCTTCAGCTTGCCTTTTCTTTTCTAAGTGAGCCCTGAGTTTTTCTATGTCTTGTGCTCTGTTTTGGTCTTCATTCTGGGCAAAGCGCTCATTTAGCTTTTGCTTATCAGCTAGCCATTGCTCATCAGCAGCCTTGTTGACCTCATCTATTTGAGCTAGGCCATTTTTAACGATGCCAGGAATCTTACCCCACTGTAGGGTTGTTGCAGCCACAACAGTCTCACCGATAGTAGCAAACCCCGATACAGTCTTTGCTGCCATTGCCGCTATGGCTATGCCTAATCCATTTACGCTATTAATAGTGAATTTAATGAAATCAACAAAAATATTGCTCTTAGCTATGTCGACCAAAGTGTCTGAAAAATCCATCACCTTATCGATGGCAAACTCAAACGCTGGACCTAACGCTCTGCCTAATATGACAGCAGTATTTTCTGCCTTAGCTGTAACCTGACCCATTCTCTCAGCAAGGGTCAGTTGAACCCCTCCAGCAGCTTCGGCATTCTTTTTACCAGTCTCTAGAGCTTTGTTGATAAAGGCTTGTTTCTTTTCGGCTTCAGTCAACTGTGTAGCTGTTTTGCCTAATGATGCTGCATATTCGGCATAAGCATCTTCTAGCTTAAACACGATGCCCAAGTTATCGAGCATAAGTTTTGAACCACGGCCAAGACCTGTGACAATAGAATTAAGCATGAATTCCATGCTTTCACCAGTAGCCTGTGAGGCCGATCTAGCAATGGTCAACATATCACCAAAGCGATCAACTGGAAGGCCAAGCAATAACGCGGTATTGGCTTGTTGCATGAGTTTTAAATCTGAGACCGTTCCGGCAGAAAGCTCGCGCATTTTAACAAGCATTTGATCTGCATCTTGACCCTGATTCTCGGCCATACTTCTAAAAGCTTTTTGAACACTCTCATATTGACCGGCGGTCTTGGCCAATTCAAAAGCTGCTGAGCCTATACTCTTAAGGGCGCTAACAACATCGCCTGCCGTGATAACTACATTAGAAAAGGCTTTTCTAAGACCCTTAATGGGCTTAGAGGCCATGTCTTTCATCTTAATTATCAGCGTTGCTTCTTCTTTAGCCATTAAAAGTGACCTTTCTTTTGATTGGCCTTGCGTATGGCCTTCTCAGTCTGTTTATTTTCCTCATTCAACGACTCTGAGGCAACGAGAAGATCAAACTGATATTCATCTAAATTTCGTTTTATTATATCAGAAGGGAGAACACCATACCGCTTTGAAATTACATCAATCTCAATTAGCTTGGCTTTTGCTAGTTTGCGAGGGCCTTGAACATCTGTCGGATTTTTTTTTTACCATAGGTGTAGACGATGATCTCGCCGTATAACTCATTGGCCATGTCCCAGTTGTTGAATAGTTCATCAACAGAAGTAGCACCAGCCTCATCTTTTCTTGAAAGCTTAGGACTGATCACACAAGCCATAAAAACATCTCTAAAGTGCTCCTTAATAGCCTTCACATTAGGATCAGAAGGAGTTTTCTTATCCACCTTATAAGTGTCGTAGTGTTGCGTTAGGACTTTGGCCCCAGTCAAATGATCTAAGGCCGATAGTTTGCGAATTACAAAGATCACTCCTTGAATTTTGACCTTCTTGCCTTCGCTAAGGGCATCATTCAAGGAGCGTCCAAATATTAAACGCTTAATCCAATTAATCATAGTTCGCCGTGTCGTTGGTTACAATTGCCTGCATGGCATACCCACCAGCGCTTGAGCAATCTCTCAACACATGGAAAACAACATTTGCTGTTAGCATCTCATCAGGGCCGCCAATTTCAGGGTCTCCCGCATCGCTCACATAAAGCTTAGGAAATTGAAATTTCATCCCGCGCTTGATGACAGAAGTCGTTAGCGTCTCACCTGTGAACTCAAGCTCAGCAGCCATAACCTGGCCAGAAAGCATGTTGTCATAGGCAGTAGTGGTGTCAAACCTCATAGTGGCATTAAAGGTGAAACTAGCAATACCAGGAGGCAAGACATCCAAAGTATCAGAACCAATTCTTCTAGATCCAGTATCAGATTTAAGGTTATTAGCGACCCCAAATTCAACGCTCTGAACGTGCCAGAAGCTAGTTGTAGTGATTGCCCCCAGTGTGCCATCAACTACCGAGATTCGGCCATTTACGCAACCTCAAAAGTACACTTTAAAGCCTCATCAATCTCAGCACTAAAATTGGCAGCGTTAACTCTGATTCCATCATACTCGAAAACCATCCCACCAGAACTGTCACCTTTTCTTACATTAAGACAAATCGATGTATAAGTCTGATCAAAGTTTCCAATAGAGTATGTGTGCTCAAAAGCAGATCCGCCAGCGGTCTCGCCAGTTGCCGTAGCAGCGGCAATAGCCCCTCCCATAGCATGTTGAAGCATATAGTTAAAGGCTGCACTCTCAGCGTATGCATAACACTCAAACTCCCCTTCAATGACTTTGCTCATGCCAATTCGTTTAGAATATTGACGGTTAGTTTCAATCTGTTCGATGATCTTATTTTCCTTAATGGTCTTAATTGAACTGGAAATAAAATCTAGGGCTGATGTAGCCGTATCATAAGTTCCATAGGTTGTTTCTCTACCTACAGCTAAATAAGACAAATATGCCTGTAAACTTGAATCCCCAACTGCCATGTTTTACCCCTCTAATGAGTCGTGGCGATGAACTTAAACCAATGATCTTTATCTATTTCCTTGACCATTAATTGCTTATCCATCAACTCCTTTTTAAGTTTTCTTATTTGTGCAAGTGTTCTGCGAACAAGTACACCATCCTCACGTTTGTAATTATACTGCATTTGCTCTGCTAGATCACACGTTTTTGTAATTCCAAGTATAGTGCTCTTTGAACAATTCACAACTGGTAACTTGAAATTGGCTATATAGCTCTCTAGCCATTGAGCACTGAACAAAAGATTGTTCGAAGTATAAGCATCCTCACCACCACGAGTCTTAAGGTAGCGATGCTTCATGTAATATTTTTTTCCATACCCATCCTCATCAAAGGCATAGTATTTGCCATCAAATTTCCAGCAATAGTCAAAGCCTATGAGCAAAATTTTGTCATAACCAAAGAAGTTTCTACGGCCAAGATTGTCACTCTGGGTAGCAAAGACAACCATAGCATTAGAGACGTTAGTCCCAGCGGGTATAATATTTGGACATCCTGATAGCTCGCCAAACTCAAGCTCACTTTTAATAATGTCCTTATTCACAAAGAAATAAGAATCTTTCCAGTTGCCATTATGTGACCACTTATAATTGGCGCAGACGTTCATAAATAAGACGGTCTCATCTAGCTGATCTTCCCATGGCTTCATATATTTTTCATAATCAACCATGGCATCACAAACGAGACA